AAAGTACACCTGTCCGTTGGCTGTGGCAAGGAATGGGCTGGCACAATCAAAGGAAATAGTAAAACTCGGATTAACGTATTTTCTAACTGCCCTCTGAATCACGGTGAGTAGCACAGCCCATTCCAACTTTGATGTGCCCAAGAAGTGCATCCAATCGTGTACACCTTCTTGTAGCAAATTATCATAACGCAACGCCACCAGGCGTCGAAGTACCAAATGAACATCACACATGTTCTGTCCACCCATACTCCACCCATCAAAATGCGTGTCTGGATACTTCACAGGGTCACAGTACTCTTTCATGATATCGTACCATTCATCTGCACTGGTATGATTATCGCCCTGTAACACATTCAAGAATCGGGCACCACCGTTGTTTTTTCCTCGACGATGCCGCATAAAGTATTCATTATTGAACTTGGTGGCATCTACGGCTTGTTGCAATGTGGTAATTTGACAAGCCTTTGATGCTTTCTTGTCATGAATGACCCAAGTGGGAATATCCAGAATCATGCCATAATCAGCAACACCATCCATCCATTTGAGTACAGCATCGCGCTTGGCCTGTGCCTTGGCACAGCCTGAGTTGGCTCGCCAGTCGCCTTCCCACAGACCCTTGGCAATCTGAAATCCTCCAGAGTCGCCTAGAATAAATGTACCTGGTTCACGATTGCGAACCATGTCTTCACTCCAGTCTTGCTTGGTAAGGTCAAGATTTGCATGGCCTCCGGAGTAAAGAGACCACCGGTATGGGAACAGAGCTTTCTGGCTGTTGAGCCAGTTCATCTGTTCCATGTCGGCCAGTCCTTGTGGAAATCGGGCAGGATCCACATAAGGTTCATTGCGTTGTTTGCCTATGAAGGTTGCATAGAAGCCAGATATCGCAGGCAAGAATACCGCGTAGTCATTTTGTTTTGCTGTTAAATTATCTTGGCTCATGGTAATAGTTTGCTGTTTGTATTAGTGTATAATCTGCACTGTACTGTTTGATGATTTTTGCTTTTAATACCGGATCTTGATTTATTCGTTCACGCAAAAGTTTGGCAATCATTTTTGTATCGTAATTGTCTTCGCCAATGTTGGCATTGACTGGATTATTTAGATCTAGGCTGCATTTGAGAAAATTTTCTAAATTTTTACCCAATTCGTGATTTAATTTAAAGTAGGTGGTTGGTATATCTTTTATTTGTTCAACGAATTTTACTTGCTCAGTGGTATGGTCGTCAAATATCAATTGATCAAAAATAATACGCTCTGTGAGATTATTATAATCTTCTTTGAAATGATCACTTCCATATCCGAACCCCAATACCCAACCAGCCGCATAGGTAGCATATCCGCTGATCCAACGTTCAACAGGATCTCGTAATACCACTATGGCCTGAGTTGGGCAAGGACTTTCAAATAAATTATAATGTATCCACTCATTTGACAAAAACAAATTGGTCAGATATGTACTGGCATTTTTGGGTATATTCAAGTAGAACACACCTTCGGGTGACAGCAGTCCGCCACCCGGGACATATCCTCTAGCGACCAAATGCTCAAGCATTACTTTTTCTGTGCTGGCAAGATATAGTTGTATTCTGCGATGCCCGAATCCACAGTGATCATTGCGGCACCTTCGTCACTGATCTTAAGAGTTTTGTCTCCAGTTTGTGCCAGGATAGCCATTACTGCTGCCACAGGCCAATCCCAAGGCTTGGACAAAGAACCTGATACTCCAGCTTGGAACACAAAGTTGCCTGAGTGACTGCCTGGATCACCAAAATAAAATATCAAGTTACCATTTTCAACCTTGGCCACAAATGTGGTTTCTTCACTGTTGGCACTAGCCTGTGCTCGCAAGCGTGTGATACCGGCCACAGTGGGCACAATGTCCACACCCCACTTGACACCTTTGAATTTGACTGACTTGAGCTTGTCATTGATGATTTCTGCCATCATAAAACGATAGTCGTTTTTGAAATCACCTGTTTTGTTTTCAAAGTGAATGCCTGACAGTACATCCACACCATTACGGTTTTGTGTGACCACAGTGATCTTGGGATCTTCTTTGTAGTCCTCAAGACTCAAAATAGTTTTCAGTTTGCCCAAGTTGGGCATACCAAATGTGCCAATAAATTCTGGTACTGGATTTTTAAATCGTGCCTGCACAATAACACTTTTGTCTTCGGCCAGGCCGTCGATGGTGGTTTCTGTGTCAGTGCCGGTAATTTTGATTAGGTCAATAAAACCAAGGCCGTGCGTGTGTTGCACAATGTCTAATAGATAATCTCTCATAAGTTCTCCGTGTTGAGTAATGTTGAAGTATACTAGACTATGTGTGGAATGTCAAACAAAACGGGGACGAATTTCACCTAATGCCTGATGTGCTTTGACCGTTTGTAGTTCACCCGGACAGCGAAGTTCGATCCAATTCAGTACACCTGAGTTGAAAGATTCGGTGTGTACTATTTCAAATCCGGTTTCTTGTGCCATGGCGACCAATTGACTTTTTGGCACATAACTGTTCCATCGACTTTCTGCATAGGCGGCACCTGTTGGTGTTTCTCCATCATTGTAGGTAAACATCACGGTACCACCTGGGCGTAGCAATTTGAATAATTCTCGTAGATATATGTTGATAGTGGGCAATGCCAGATAGTTAAAATAATCCCAACTAAAGATAAATCCAAATTGACCTTGTGGCAATATTGAAAAATCTGGAATGACATTGATGGTATACTGTCGTAGTCGGCTTTGATACAGTCCCGAAAATTGTTCAAAGGTTTTTTCAAGAAAACGTTGATCCAAGTCCACAATATAAAGTGGATCACTGGCCACAAGATGCGATGTCATTTCTCCGTTCCTGCAACCCAATTCCATTCCGGGATAGTGCCAGTCGCTGTAGTATCGTATACGATTGATCAATAGATCCTTGGCATTGTCTGGTATACTCATTGAACGATTCATTCTATGCTCGTGGTTCATCATGCCACGGTTTATCTCTTCATCGTAGGTGCCACTGAACAGCTCATAGGTCACCAGTTCAATATGTTGATCCAGTTCACGAATAAACTGTTCTCTTGTGCCGTGTTGTTCCCGAATGCGTTGAATTAAATCGGTGTGTGCGGTGATATTTTGTCGTATGTATTCAGCATACGCAGGCGCCAGATCGCGTTCCAGATCAGTCAATTGAGACACCACCTGAGTCAATTCCGTGACAGAGCGATCCACGTTGTATTCATCGTGCAGGCGTTGTCGAAATTTTACTAGATCATACAGTTTCATTGATATACACCATCTGGTGTATATATTTATTCAAAAGTAAACAAGGTATCAAAAGTAGTGGCGATCTGGGTATTTTCATTGATGCGCCAGTCTAGCACACCCAACAAGTTTTCTACCTTTTGATCCACAATAGTGGTCTCCATCAAGGTATCATCAAATGGCAAGTCCTTGAACCATTGCGGAATGTGTGTTTCGTCAGTGGGATAGCCCACGCTGGTATAGCCCAAGGGATTGTCTTTGAGTTTGCACACAATGGTTTTCATACCATCGATGATGCTCAGGCTGTACTGATCTCCATGCATACGGCGCAGAGTATTCCAGTTCATGGCGGCTCTAACGTGTCCGGGCATATTGGCCTTGCCCAAGCGTTCTTCTTCCTTGGTGTAGTTGGTCAAGTTGTTGACACGCTTGGGAGTGCCTTTTTCCCAGGCCGGTCGATCTTGGAACGCATACTTGAAGTCGCGAACCTTGTTGTAGATATCTTCCTTTTTGGCACCGGTCAACACATCCAACAACAATTCACTCAAGAAGTCTTGCACCACCTTGGGAGTATCTGATCGTTTCAAGTCCAAGCCCATGGCCTTGACCTTGCCCGGTTTGCCGTGTGTGTCCAAGCGTTTGCCTTCTAGGTCGGTGATCAGCACAGCATAGCGTTTCTTCTTGATAAACAGACCTTTTTCGGCCACCAGTTCACGACCGCCCTTGATCAAAGCACCGTTTTCTCTGGGCACGTGACACGCCCGTTCCATGAACGCAGGAAAACTGTCGTTTACCTGATCCGCAATCTGGTCGTAGAGCTGGATACATGTTTCTTTAGACCACTCCATCCGCCCGCCCGCGACTTCCTCTTTGATTGCGGGCCAGGCAGAGAAATAACACGAATCTGTGTCCCCGTATATAATTGCCGGGCCTGTATGATCGTACGTACCGAAGATACACTCGTTGATGTATGCGTCCATGTGCCTAGCGATGATCCTGCCAGTGAGCGTAGTGCTTTGGCCAATCCTTTTGTCAAAGAACCTGCAGCCTGGGTTGAGGATCGCCCCGTAGAGGCTGTTGAGGTTAATTTTTTTGACGAGTTGTCGTTTGTCCCAAAACGCAATGTCCTCAGCAGTTTCTGCGGCCTTCTTTTTTGCCTGCATTTCTTTTCGTTCAGCATACCATCTCTCCAATAATCCAGGCACAACGGCCTTTTGTTCATAACTAAAAATAGTTCCATTTGCACTCAGCATCCAAGGTTGATTGCTGTCAAATATCATGCGCCATACATCCGCGGCACTCATCACATCACTGGACTTGTCGTGTTCCCAATCAATGGTCAGTTCTGTGCCAGCCTGACATTCCATGACAGCAGTATATTCAAGGGTACCAAACATGTTTTCCCAGGCGTCAGCAAAACTGCTGCCAGCGGCCATTTTGTCCTTGATATACCTGTCGGTCATGATCGGCCGGAGTTGTCCAACGATCGACTCTTGGGCCATGTTAAGAGCACGGATTGCTGAGGGGTACAGCGAGTTGATGTCGATGGCACCAATGTATTCGTGGACACCTTTTTTGGGGAAAGCAACATAGGCACCTGCGGCTTGTGTATCACCATGATCATCTTTTCCTTTTCTGTTAGGGACAACTAGTCCTCGTTGATGTGCTTCGTTAATAATCGCTTGCTCAGTAACGGCCACTGCACCCATGGTGGTTTGCAGTAGCACAGTGTTGTCGTGTGCCAGTTCGTTTGCAAGATCAAGAAAGCGTAGCTTCTTGTCCAGCTTGGCCAACAGCAAAGTATCTTGACGATTGTAGTCAATGAACTTGGAAAAATCTTTGTTGTACAGTTGGTCCAGTGTGCCTTCGTACTGTGTTTTGCGTTCATCTAGTTCGTACTCGCCAATGGCATCCAGGCTGTAACTGTGACGCTCTTCGTATGTGTACTTGCGATACAGTTGCATATAGTCCAAATGCACACGACCCAACAGATCAAACGTGATGTTCTCTGCGCCAAAGCGTTCAAAAGTTCTTTGCTTGGGCAGTTGATTCCACAGGCAGAATCGGCGTGTGTCATCCCGACTCAAGACCTTGGTGATACGCATGACAGTATAAGGAATATCGAAACCTTCTGAGTTCCAGCCCGACAAGATATCTGCATCATTGATCAAGTCCAGGAATGTGTTTAGCATGTCCTCTTCACGTTCAAACAAGAAACAGTTTTCATATCGGTCGCAGATTTCTTGTGCAGTCTCCCACGAGTATGATTTGGGCGGAACAACCAAGGTAACCAATTTGTCCATCCAGTCCAAATACAAACTGATGGCAGTGATGGCATTGAAAGGATCTTCGGGCTTGCTGTAGCCACGCACAGGATCAAAGTCTACTTCAATGTCAAAAAACGCTGTCTGTAACTTGGGTGACGAAGCACCCAGATAATGTTCTTCTAGGCAACGGAAGATGGGGTTGATATCTGATTCCCAAAGACGTTTGCCTGAATTTATTTTTAATTCTTTTTGGAATTCTTTGTTGTTGCGGCTGTTGAATCGGCTGACCGGAGTGCCGTATACTGTGCGGAACTTGCCACGCGGGTCATCGTAGTAGAACACATAGTTGGCAGGATACTCTCGATAGGTACGTTCGCCTCCAACCCGTTCTACCACGTGAATACGATCTTTAGCACGATCGTAAAGTGCATCGATATAACTCATTGTTTCTCCTTGTGCAATTTTGAGCTTACACTTACTCTACATGCCGTTTATAGTCCGGCGAGACTATGTGTATTTACGCCATCAACATTCTTACCAGGCCAATTGTGTCTATGGTGGTCAACAGTATATAGTTAGCCAACAGCCCAAAGCTCTTGCGAGTCCAGCTAGCCCATGCATACATAGCACAGCCACTAATCCAGATAGGATATAGTACAACAAGAGGAGGATTAGGGACGGTGACTGCCATGGTGATCGAGCAACCAATACTAACAGCCCAAGCGAGCAACTCAATAGTAAAACGTACTGGATTGGTCCTATAATCATCTTTTATCCATTTGACAATTTCATAAATTATACTATTCATGGAGCATTGTTCAACCAACTGATTTGATCCCAGTGATAATTTTCAATCTCTGCAAGATTGGTATATTGCTCAACTAGATTATACAGCACTATATCTCTTTCGTAAAAGTAAGTCAATGTTCCAGTCAAATCATTGTCTTCTCTTAGTTGCCTGATTGTATTGATCAATGCTTTTGCTCGATATCCGCTGGGATTGATTTTGGGTATATCTGAGGGTTGGACCATGATACCATATGATTTCAAAAATTTATGTGTAATATAATCACCAGATAACCTATGATGATCTAACAATAACCAATCAATGGAATGCAATTTATCTCCAAATGTCACGGCCAAGGGATACGAATGCAAATCAAAAACTGCTGTGGTCAACAGTTTAAGAAATCGAGGATCTTCAACAATACTTTCAATTTCGTATTTTTTTAGACATTCAGTGATTCCTTTGAGATGGCGTTCGTAGGGATTAATAATATGTGCAAACACCTTGTCATTTGACCAATCAATTTCATCAGATTGAATAGTTTTCCAATTTAACAAATTTCGAAACAGCTCAGTATAACTTGAGCTGGCATGTTTGGTTATTGGTATGTACACCAAATTATTGAATCTGTAAGATTCCATCAAAGAGTCTTGCCCACAGTTTCCAAAATAGTGTTCAATTCATCGTGATCGCGATTGGTTTCACCTAAACGGGCCTTGTGTGCGATACGGATGGCCTTCTTCAAGGTGGCTGGCTTGATCTCGAGTTCTTCGGCAATGGCCTTGATGGTCTCACTAAGTCCAGTATTAAGATCTTCAACTTCTTGCATGACCTGCATACCTTCATTGATCAATTGTGTGAGTTTAATTTTGGCATCGCCGTTGAAACTACGATTGTAATCCGACATGGAAATCTCCTGTAAAAATAGTATTATACACAAGTTGTGTTAGGAATGCAATGGTGTTCGATAAATATTTCTGTGAAAGATCTAACAGTTACACCAAATCAATTTGATAGTCAAGGACTTTGGCATAATGCCATACTAAATCCCATAACACCCGGATCTAACATGATGGACTTGTTTGATCAAAATGGATATGATTTAACCGAGCTAGAACGTATGTATGCCAATGCGAACATGACCGCCACTGCCAGTCATCGTAGTCATCGCACAGCCATCAAGCAGGCCTGGTTCGTACAAAGTCCCAAACTTGAAGGCGCCATATTAAATCACAGTCTTTTGTTTGAACGCAAAGGCTACACCGGTCCGGCACTGGCACAGTTACAAAACTGGGCCAAAGTCACTCCACGATTTAATCAACTTGTTGTCTTACGACCCAAATGGGGTTTGGACTTTAGCATGGACTATGTGGATCGGTCAGGTAATGCTTTTGAAGTGCTCCACTGGGAATACGACGGATTTGATCTGGCAGAAATACAACAGGTCAAACAACAAGTAGAGCCTGTGTTGTTGACCATTGATTGGGATGAGGCCGCAGAACAAATACTAGCACGTAAATCGGAATGGCACCACTTAGATTTCTTTGCTCAAAGCGCCTGGAAGTGCTGTTACTTTGGCATAGTCAATGAACGTTTTAAAATGGTTGCTTGGGAATAGTGCTCACTTTATGGGTTCACGGTAGCGAATCGTTACTATCAAGGCCAGCAGCCGGCCGCCCTCGCAACTAGTGCGGTCCTAAGGGTGTTACTTTTTCTCTGCAGGTCTTTCGATCGCAGGCGGAAAATGGGGTTCAATCACATAGTGGTTGGCAGTCCACCAACCAAATGCAGTTATAAATCCATAACAAAAAATCTCGATGATCATGATACTATCCTTTCTTTGATTAGTTCAACAACTTGATCGCTGAGTACCACTTCATAGTGGTTGTATTCAATTTCAATTAATTCCATACCTTCGGCATGATGCCGCTGGCTATCAACTGTGACAATGCCATCGTTGGCACCGTGTATCCAAGGAGCCGAGCCACGCACTGTGACAATGTTGGTCCAAGGATGTTGAATTTTGATACAGTCGGCCTGACTCATGGGCCACGATGCTGGGCCTATGTCGCGTAGCAGTCGGCTGAATGGCAAAAAGTATTTGGCAAAGTCTGCATTTTCTGCACCACCGTAGGGTGTGCTCAGGGTCACTGCACCTTGTACTTGATCGGGAATAAGATTAGCCAGGTGCAAGGCATAGATACCACCCAGGCTGTGTGCTACAAAAAAGATACGGTCAACGCCGGCCAGTGCCGCCTGCATTTCTGCAAGATTATTTTTGAATCCATGATGACTGTCATAGTTGAGAACTATGTCCTCTCCGCCAATGTGTTCGCGCAAGTAGTTGAAACTTTCACTGGTGGCACTGGCACCGTGTATGTATACTAACATCTTATTTTAGTACAGATTTCAACATCCACGAATGTTTACGATGTGCATCTTGGCGCTCAGCATAAAAATTGCTGAGTCCGTATTCGTGTTGGTTGTCAGCAAGATTGTAAACAACCTTGAACATCTCACACATTTTTTCACTGTCTGTCAAAAGTTCCTGCATCATGTCGCTGGCAGGACGTACCACTGTTTCGTCAGGAATTTGGCTCAACATGCTAAGACGTTCAAAGCTGGCAGGAGTGTAAGCACCCAACTTGCGAATATTTTCTGCAAACGGGTCGATACTGGCATAAACTTCTTCGTAAATATTACCAAACAGTTCGTGATACTGCGGGAAGTTCGACCCTTCTACATTCCAGTGAAAGAATTGTGCTTTGATAAAGAAAGCATATTCACTGGCAAATGCTACCTTACTGGCTTTGATTAAATCTTCCATTATCTACCTTGTCCTCTGTATGCTTTGAAGCTGGCCCGCTTGGTTTTGTTCATGGTGCTGGTCTTGGCACGTGTGCAGGCCTGACTGGTCTTTTTGACCACACGTTGAATTTTTGATGTTGTTGCAATTTTTGCCATAGTTGATCTCCTTATTTGATATTGTAACCTGCGCGGCGCATCTGCATTAGATGACGCTCAATTGACTCGTCTAGGTCTTCTCGAGCCATGTAGTCGGCTTTAGAATCGGGTGCCTTTGCACGATAAGGTTGTGCGTCCATGCCAGACCGCATGCCTTGATCAGTGCTGGGTGTCTTGTCCATGAAGTCATCGGCAGCCTGCTCGTCACTGACACGTTCGATATCGAGATAAAAGTACTTGATGCCTTTTGATCTCAATAGTTCTGTTACTGCATCAGCGGCTTCTCTTGTCGAACCGTATTTGCTGCCTAGATAGTAGTCTTTACTAATCTTGTTTCCGTTGACTGCAAAAGTAATATGTGCAACCATGTTGGGTTTGTATTCAGAGGCCTGTGCCATACTGCCCATGGCTGCACCGGCTGCCACAGCACCTGCACCTCGGAGGAATCCTCTACGACTGATATCTTCGCCAAGATCCATGTCTCGGGTCAAAGGCTTTTGATGCTTGGGTTGTAGTACAGCCTGACGTTTTTTGTTGGTGTGTTGACCGCCTGCACCACTTGACCGCTTGGCAGCCAATACTGCGTGTCCAGGATCTCTGGGCTTGGGCATCTTTGGTGTGGCGCGACCCAAGCTCTCTTTTACAGGTTTGCCTTTGGTATATTTTTTTCCAGCCAATGCATCCAACTTATCTTTGGATAATTTTTTAGTCCAGTCGGGATCATTGTATGACTGTGATTTCTTGGGCATTAATTTTTTGAGTTTGGCGCTAACATCATCTTTGTTGGTACCGCCTACTGCGGATCTTAGTGTGTCTAGTTTGATAGCCTCCGCCACACCTTGCTGACCAATCTGAACTAGCCATTCTAATTCATCATCAGCATCTTTAACATCATAAAATTTGACATTGGGAATCTTTTTCACGGCAAACCACTTGTTGGCCACTTTGACCATTAACGCACGATGTTGTGGATCACGAACATCTGGTTCGTAGCCTCCTGTTAAGTTGACCCATAACGCACCTGGATTACCATTCATATCGTAGCCTAACAATTCACGCCATTTTTGTTGTAAGTGGTCTGGTACATACTGATCTAATTCAGTGTCGCTCATCCACTCTTTACCTATATCAATACCTTCCGCCACACCTTGCCCTAGTATTTCAGCATGGTATCTGTCAGCCCATTGCTGTGCTTTACCCATGTCGGGGAATTGCAACGACATCTGTTTTTTATGTTCGCCATGTCCTAATATTACATTTAATGTGATTGGATTTGTTGCTAATCCAGTATCTTTGATTTCTACTACTTCATAATTGTGTACGCCTGCGTAGTCATATGCTTTTTCTTTATTGGGAAATGTTTTTACAACTCGCTTGCCAAGACTGGTACTCATTACTGCCTGTACACCGTGTTTGGTTCCGTGTGCTGGATGCATCAATCCACGTTGTGCTTGTAATGCTGCCACTATGTTTGCTCTACTGCCATAGTAAGATTGCATGGCCTGCCACTTTTCTGCTTTACCTGTATCGTCAACTTCGTCTGAATCATTGGCATTATAATTGATAGGAAAATCGCCCTGATCGTACGGATTCCATTTGGCTTCCGCCATACCTTGCTGTTTATGTCGCTTGGCATCGTTCTCGCCTTGCTTGATAGTGGCCTTAACAATGCCTCGAAATCTTTTGTTACCGCGTTCAACGTCACCACGTGCATCGGCAGCGGACGCATCTGCACCTGCAGCCTTTTTGTAGTCGCCTAGAATTTTGTTGCTGATCTCGTCCAACTGTACATCACGAGCTTCGGCGACCACACCATTGTTGCCCACACCCATCATTGTGACTGGTTTCTTTTTACTTTCCCACTCACTGGTGCCTGAACCAATGGGGCTGGCTGCACTCTGCACTTGGTTGTCCATTACACCTGTGGTTCCTGGTGCTGGAGGTCTCTTGGGTGCTTCAAACAAGTTATACAAATTCATTTTATACAGTTCCTGGTGGTTTGACGGCAGCAGCCTTTTCTTGTTGATTGGCCTTGTCAATCATCATCTTCAATGACGAAGCCATCTGTGGGTTTTTCATCACATTGGCCAATTGTGGTGCAATGACACTGGCAGTATTTTTATCACCGGGTGTCAAAGGTACACCTGTGTCGGCCTTGGTCATTGCAGTAGCGGCTTTGGTAACATCTAGTCCTGGCACACTGGTCTTCAGCTTCATTAAACTTTGTTTGAGTGCGGCGGCGGCCTTGGGATCAACTGGTGCTGTGGTCGCTGTACCAGCCATTGCACTGTTAGGTTGTGGGGGATTGTTAGCGCCTAGTTCAGTTATTTTGTCAGGCAACTTTTTGTAATTTTGTTTCTCTAGACCCTGCTGGATATCATCCTCAAGGTCATTCACAATCAAATGTAGCAGTTCTTTGGCAGCACCGTCGCCCCATGTTAGACTTTTGACAATGGCGTGTGCGCCTTCTTTGCCAACTTGGTCAACAATATGTGTCAATAATTCTTTGGTCAAATGCGGAAGGCCTTCTGGATCGCCTTCGTTTTCTGTTACATTTTCTTCGGTGTATTTTGTTATAACACGCACATTGGGTTTTTTCTTGTCAGCCAGGCTAGGTTTGTGTTGTGTAAGATTTTTAATTCTTTGTGCGTCTAGTTTATCAGCAAAAGCATCCGGTGTCTCTTTTTTCTTCACAGGCTCGGGTTTGGCTTTGGACATAAAGCCAAACAGGCCTTCCTCTACACCGTGTTCTTTTTCCTGACGATACTCTTCAGGACTGCGATAGATTTTTTCTTTGGGAGGTTGGACTTGTTGTTTTTGTCTACGAGCCAGCAGTTTGGCAGATAAATCGTCTACTGGTTCCGATTTATCTTTGGCAGGTGTGGTCTTGGTACCGAATCCAAATATGCCTTCACCTAGACCTTCTAGTTCTTCTGCGGACCATGAGACGTAACTGCGGCCATTCACATCACCAGCACGTACCACAAACACACCGCCATTATCATAGCCGCCTTCATCTTCGCCAATTTCCCAACCCACACGGGCCAGTGCGGCTTCAATTTTCTGTTGTGTTGCATCGTCACCGTTCCACCACATTTGAGCGTATTTGCGTAAGGCATCGTCTTCACCACTGTCACCTGAATCATCGGCTGCAAATTCATTAAGGCTCTCATCTGTACCTTTTCTTGAGGTTGGCATATTCATTTGACGATATTCATCAGGCCAATCAAATACAATTTCTTCGTAGCATCTAAAAACCTTCATTAGTTCCGCTGCCTTGGGATCGTGCTTGGCTGCATCTTCCAGTTCTTCTGCGGCAGGTCGCCCAAGTGGATCTACAAAGTCTTTTGGTCCCCAAGGATTAGAAGGATCAACATTGTCACCAAACCATACCAGGGCATCATTTACATTTTTAAATCCATTTTTTCTAGCCCATTGAGCAAAATACTCATGGTATGGTTTATTGTTTGTATCGGCCCATTGTATTAATTCAGAGATACTGGTAGGTGGCATATCCTGATCAGGATACTTTGGCTCACTAGTCATTTGGCTCAACATTGAATCAAACTTTTGATCGCCTGTAGCTTCATCCAGTTGACTACCTGAGAAAGCCATAAAATCATATGGTCCCCACTTTTGACCTGTGCGACTGTCTATGGTGTCATCGTGATCACCGTATTCATAGTAATCGTCACTGTAGATTTCCACACCGTCAAAGTCTGAGTTGTAATCAATATGCAGTTTACGTGTCTTGCCATCGGGACAAACAATGCCACGATTCAGCAGGCGTTCTACATCTTCTTGAGTTTTGATACCCCGTGGTAAACTGCCGGTGTTGAACACACCGTTGTACCAGGCACTGGCCAGTGCCTGGAAATAATCGCCTGAACCACCGCCGCCCTGCCCTGGTGCGAACTCATTGAACTGTTCAAACTCTTCACGCAGTCTGCGTTCTACGTCGCCTTCGACCAATTGCTTTTCTAGCTCTTTGATGATGCTCTCACCACCGACCAAGCGTCCGTGGAAAGGATGTTCGCCTGATTTCTTTTTGGTGGCCCGTTCTGTGCCGCGCACTTGGTCGCCAGGCTTCTGTGCAGGCTCTCCAGCAAACTTGGTCATGCTCTCCAAGAGCTTACGCATGTCGCTCATTACTTCTTGGCTTTCTTTGCTTTGGTACGACTAATAGTGCCTGGTCCTCCGTTTAGAAAACCATTGCCGCCGCCCATGCTGGATGCCACACTGCCAGCGCCCATGCCACCTGCAGATTCGTCAACGCTGGCAGGCTTGCCGGTAACTCCCCAGGTCCATTCTTTACCAGTTTCACGTGACTTGCGTTTGCACAAGTCATCAACCGATTGTTTCTGTTTGAAGAATGCCTGGCTCGAATCTGGACCACGTCCGGCAAACACCTTCCAGGCCCGTCCGTCAATAGATATTTCAATGTTGTTGACAGCATCTGGTTCGTCATTTTGTCTGCCACCGCCCAACTTTGGAGCATTGGGATCTGCAAAACCGTGTTGGTATCCAGCTTCTTTTGTTAGTTTTCTCACACCTCTGATGCCAGACACTAGATCGCCATCTTTGGTTTTGTACCGGCCAGGTGTTTTGCCAACACGAGCCGCATCTGGATGTTTGGCCATGATTGCTTGATGTCTTTCTGCATCGGACATTTTATCACTGTCGGGAATATGTAAACTGTCTTTGTTTTCTCTCATGCCTTTTTTCATTATGCTTGCACCAGTCAACATTCCCAAGGCACCCAGCACAACCAACCAACCCACCAGCAACACAGCATTCTTACCACCTGGATCATTCATCATCTGTGTCAGGTCCGGCTTGCCCATGGCATTGTATGCTCTCATGAATATGTCAGCAGCCGCAACCATCAGGCCGCCACTGGCAACAGCCGAAACTGCACCGCCAATTTTTTGTCCCAAATCTTCGGAAACTGCTTGATCACTGGCCACTGCCTGTTGAATATTGGCAACAAGATCTTGTCCATTTTGACTTTGTTGTAGAGCCTGTATCAAAGCATCTTTCTTGGCATTGGCTGCTTGAATATAAGATTGTATTCCTGGCATGGCTTTGATTTTGTCAATCATTGCTTTTAGTGAATCCATGGCGCCTTCGTTGACAACAGATTCAATTTGCATTTCTGCCACTTGAGGATCAAATCCGGGCATGGCTTGGCTATGTTGTTCGTAGGTCAAGTACTCGTGTACTGTACGCAAGTAGTCGTTGGCAATGGTGATTTTTTCGCTGACCCAACCATCCAAGCCTTGTTGTTCTGAGATGTGCTTTAGCAGTTTGTGTAGTTCTATGGCATACTTGGCTGCGGTATAGCAGTCGGCTCGTGCCATTTGCACTTCGTGATCTTGATGTGCTTCGGCAGCATCTGTAACAAAATCTTCTTTAATAAAGTCTATGGGTTTCATTGTGAAAAATCCTCGGTAGTTGATATATTTATGCAGCCGCAGGAAACGACTCATCAACTACAAACACATAATGATCATTGATCATGGTACCAAATACCCCGTTGGCTTGAAACCCACGTAGCTCAAAATTGGCCTGAAAGCCGCCACCCGGACATTCTGCACGTAAGGTATGCTGTCCAACAGGCAAATTTACCACCAAATTTTCACGCAGATATTGATCAGGAGGCAATCCGTAAGTGCGTTCAACTATCAAATCCGTGTTGACATAGAGTCTGTAAACAGGATGATTTGCTCGATGATGACTCAAGATGTCAAAAGTCAGTTTGGCTTGCTTCATTTTTTATAATATGCTCAAATATCTTTGAAACTTTTCGTGCCGGTCTTTGAGACCATTCATGTCAGGGCCGTTCACAATACGTGTGATCAATCTGGTGTCCATGAACTGCCCCGGAGATCGAGCATAGCGCCTAACTTCTTCTTTCCAGAACCATATGGCTATTTTCAGTGCGGTATCTAGTTTGGCAGCTTCGTTAGGGTGCTTGACTAAATCAACTCCGGCAAATTTACTTGCCGCGGCATAGTTTTGTTTACCGGTTAATTGTATAAGTCCCTTACCACCATATACTCGTTTATCGCCCACTTGGTACAGTTTGGTAAAGTCCCACGATTCGTGATTGGTCTGCGCCATGAACTGTGCAAGCTCTGCTGGGTGCGTGATGCCGTGTGCTCGCGCGGCTTTCTGTACAGCAATCTCTACTCTGGGGTTATTGCTCAATGCCGGTAAGTCTTCTCCTTGTGCCAATTGATACTTTGAATCAATCCGGGTGTTCATTGCTTGTGCGTTTTTGTCAGCAGGTTTCTTTTTGGCGGCTTCGACATCGGTTGCGGCCGCACCTGCGGCAGTGGCCGCTAGTCCACCTAGGAAATCTCTGCGACTTAGATCTTCTGCAACAAATTCACTGGCTCTCATTTGCGTCGAGCCTTTGCACGACCAGCCTTCATGTTGGCCAACCAGTGTGCCATACGAGCCTTTTCACCTGTGGAGTGTTTGGCAGTTTTGCGTAGACTCGTCACTGATGCTTTGGTGTTCACGCCTGAGCGTTTGGCAAGTCCTTTGCGTCCAGGATTTTTACCATCAGCAAAGTTTTCTGCCATACCCGGTGTATGTGTGGGTTGTGTCAATTGAGAGAACTCACGCCTGGCATGTTGTAGGACATCAACTGCATGAGTT